AATCATAAGACATAATGTAACATCGAGCATTGCATGATTTGCATTCTTATGATATAATTAATATGATGCAATCACCAGGCAATTAATAACATTTAATCGGCAGTCTTTTTGTTCTTATGTGTTATCGTGGTGTGGCGTGATGCGTGTTTTAATAGGGTTCCTACTTCATAAGCTATAAACGACCCAATTCGACCTTTCGATATCAATCTAGAAAAAAAATTTCTGATATATAAAATCATAGGTCAGTCCACGCATATTGTGAAAAAATCAGATAAATTCAAAACCCCCATAAGAGTCGATAATGTAACCAATGAATACATTATAGCAGTTCCTGAGTCATATGTCAATGAACTCAACTGGTATGAAGACACAGAGGTTAATATATCACTCACAGATGACGGACTTTACATTGAAGAAGAATGAACACAACTTTCCATGTCTACGATGATCATAACTATCCAGTGGGAGATTTAATCAATCTGGATGAGGATCAGTTAATTAAAAAGATTAAAGAGAGGGTAAATAAGCACGAAGAGTTACGAATAGTTAAAGTAGAACAGGAGGATATGAGTGATGCTTCGTACTGAATCTTATGCATGGGGACCATACCTGTGGAAAACTACATTAAATAACGATATAATAGAGTTAATATTAGATCGGGCAAATAAGATCAAAGGGCGTGAGAGTGCAACGCCTATGTTACCATTCTCATTTGATAATGCATGGCACTTTAATGGAGACGATATAAAGTGGTTCGGAGGTTTTGTATCAGAACACTTAAAGAAATACTTATTAGGATATGCTAGACATAATGAATTGCCTATAATGCCTGAAGAGGATTTAAAGAAATGGGCGTTTGATAATGTATGGGTTAATTACTATAAGACACATGATATGACGAGTCTGCATAACCATGTGGGGGATTTGTCGTTTGTTTTATACTTACAGATACCTGAGTATAAAGAAAAGGTACATGGGACTGCTGCAGCACCTGGTAGTATATCATTTACATGGGGTACAGAGAAGAAAACCTTTAGTCCTAAAGTAGGAGAGTTGTTTATATTTCCATCTGGGTTATTACATATGGTAATGCCATTCAAGACACCTGATGTTGAAAGGATATCTGTAAGTGGTAATTTATACTACGATGAAACATTCCACGGTTGACTGTGCATATATAATCTGTTATAATACTGATGTCCAAGTAAAACATTATGGCTAAAGGATTTACTGTTAAGGCAAAGAACCCGCCTAAGAAAACTGAACAAGAATGGGACTACGATAAAGCATGGGAACTAGTAAGAGGCAAGTCTGTCGTCTTCTGTATGCCTGGTCGTGGTTGCTCATATGTGTTCTTAAAGAATTTTGTACAACTCGCATTTGATTTAGTTCAACATGGAGTAAGTATACAGATCTCACAAGACTACTCATCAATGGTAAACTTTGCTAGATGCAAGTGCCTTGGTGCTAATGTCTTAAGAGGACCAGACCAGATACCTTGGGATGGTAAACTTAAGTATGACTATCAGTTATGGATTGACTCTGATATTGTATTCAATACAGAGAAGTTCCTACAACTTGTTCTTATGGACAAGGAGATTGCTGCTGGTTGGTATATGACAGAAGATGGTCAAACCACTTCCGTTGCTCACTGGCTTGATGAGGACAACTTCCGTAATAACGGAGGAGTCATGAATCATGAGACTGGTGAAACCATGTCTAAGCGTAAGAAACCATTTACTGTCGATTACACAGGATTTGGATGGGTTCTTATTAAGCATGGTGTATGGGAACATGAGAAGATGAAGTATCCTTGGTTCGCACCTAAGATGCAAGTCTTCGAGAGTGGAGAGGTACAGGATATGTGCGGAGAGGATGTTTCATTCTGTCTCGATGCAATCGATGCTGGAATTGATATCTGGTGTGACCCTCGTATCCGTGTAGGGCATGAAAAGACAAGAGTTATATAATATAATCATACAAGAAGGAGAGATCTTCACAGGTCTCTCTGAAGAGGAGTTCATGGATAAAATGATTGAACTCTCTCAGTGTTATTATGAGACGGGTTATCCGTCTCCCGATATTATTTCTCATACTACTTACAATGGCGAAACTGTACACGAGTCCAACGGGAACAACAATCCAGACGACTCCAAAGAAAACTAGACAAGGGCAAGGTAAGAATACCAAATTTTCCGCTACCGCCCGTAACTCGGCTCGTAAACCTTATAGAGGACAAGGAAAATGATCAACATTCTAGCGGCGGCGAGTCTCGATCTCAATGAGGCATGGAATATGTCTTGGGCAGAAGGGATTCAATTTATACTAGTACTTGCTTTCGTATACTGGTTAAAGGTAAAGATCGATACAAGGGCAGGACTTGGGAAGAAAAAGTTAAGACAGTTGAAGACTGTTATAAAAGACGCTATACTAGAGACACAGGTAAAAACAGGAAAACCATGAGTGATGAATTAACTCGCATTGCTAATGCTCTAGAGAGAATTGCAGACTTCTATGAAAAGGGTCTGCATGTTGATATAGATCATGCACACATAGATGATATAGGCGAAATACATGGTGATGTAATTACACATCCTAAACAGTTCTAAATAACACACACTCGCTTTTTTAGTTATGGCAAAACAGGAAACAGTTAAGTACACTATCAAACAAGATGGTAATGTAACTGCAGAGATATTTGGTGTAACAGGTAATCAATGTTTAGAGATTACTAAAAGCGTAGAAGAAGAACTGGGAACAGTATTAACTAGGGAATTTAGTCCTGCTTTTTATGAGACTGAACCAGTTGAAGAATATGTACACGATTCAGAAGGCTGCTAATGTCACATTTCAGTACGATAAAGACTAAGATAACTAAAAAACCTGCTTTACTAGAAGCACTACAGATCCTTCAGTACGATGTACAGGAGGATCATTTATTAATTAACCCTATTGATCATAACCATGAGAAAGTAAAGGTTGATGTTGCTATAGGGGATGATATAGGGTTCCGTTGGAATGGAACAGAATATGAATTAGTAGCAGATATTCAAACATGGAAAGATCCCATTCCCCCAAAAAGGTTTATTGAGAAGATTACACAACAATATGCAAGAATGACTATCCACAATCAGATAAAAAATGATGGATTTCAAGTGTTAGAGGAGTGGGAAATGGATGATAATAGCATCGAATTAGTAGTCACTCGTTGGAATTGAGAATATAGGGTATAAATAACCCTGATACCTATTATAAATTCGCCAATGGCGACAAAATCCAGAGGATATAAGGACATAACCCTCGATTTTCAACCAAATCCTGTTACAGGAGACTTAAATGTCTTGAAAAACGAGAGAGCTATCATGCGTTCCGTGAGAAATCTGGTACAAACAAAGACTACGGAAAGGTTTTATAGTCAAATTGGATCAGATGTTAGTGATCTTTTGTTTGGTTTCTGTGATGTAGCGACTGGTGGTGTCATTGCAAGAGAAGTAGAATCAATTATTGGTTTATATGAGCCAAGAGTTGCTAATGTTATAGTAAATGCAAGACCAAATCCTGATGATAATGAGTTTGAACTAACTATAAATTATGAAATTGTGGGACAGCCCGTTCCTTTGCAGTCTTTTAGTTTCATTTTAGAGGCAACTAGGTAGAAAACATGCCAGTAACCAAGTTTACAAACCTTGATTTTGACCAAGTTAAGGCACAAATCAAAGATTACCTTCGAGCAAACAGTAATTTTACTGATTTTGACTTTGAAGGATCAAATATGTCGATCTTAATTGACATATTAGCGTACAATACCTATATTACAGCGTTTAATAGCAATATGGTAGTTAATGAATCCTTCTTGGATTCAGCAACTTTAAGGGAAAATGTCGTTTCTCTAGCAAGAAATATTGGATATGTACCCAGATCTCGCAAATCTGCTCAAGCAATTGTAAGTTTTGACTTTAAATTTAACGGAAATAGTAATAGTGTTAGATTACGCAAAGGTTTAGTAGCAGTTGGAGCTCAAAATAACACTTCTTTCACATTTTCTCTTCCAGAAGATATTGTTGTTGCTTCTCCAGTAGATGAAGGAAGTAATATTCTAACAAATCCACCTAGAACTGCCCAATTTAGAAATCTTACAATATACCAAGGTACACTTTTAAAGAAATTTTTCACAGTAAATGGTAGTGTAAACCAAAGATTCATATTAGACAACTCCTTTGTTGATACTGATTCGATTAGAGTCTTTATAAGGAAGTCAGGATCAACATCTGGACTTGAATATTCAAAGATTGACAATATAACCAGTGTTAATGAGAAGTCTAACATCTATCTTCTACAAGAAGTTAAAGATGAGAAGTATGAATTGCTCTTTGGTGATGGATTATTTGGTAAGAAACTTGATAATGGTGATATTATTGAAGTAACATACATTATTACTGATGGGAAAGACGGAAATGATGGAAAATTCTTCTCATTTAGTGCAGATGCAGTAGATGATGCTGGAAATCCACTTCCTGCGTCAGTAACTCCTGTACTAACTACTATTCAAACCGCTAAAGGAGGCGGTGAGATCGAAGATTTGGACTCTATTAAGTATATTGCTCCTAGAGTCTATTCATCGCAATACAGGGCGGTTACAGCAAAGGATTATGAAGCTATAGTACAGAGTGTTTTCCCTGATGCAGAGTCAGTTTCTGTTATTGGTGGTGAAGAATTAGATCCTCCTGAATATGGTACTGTTATTTTAAGTGTAAAACCAAGAAATGCAACATATTTGTCCGATTTTAGTAAAGTACAAATTCTGGACAGATTGAAGAGTTATTCAATTGCAGGAATTAACCAAAGAATTGTCGATCTTAAGATTCTTTATATTGAACTTGATACTACAGCATACTTTAATTCAAATGTCTTTAGTGATGACCAAGGATTGAAGGCACAAGTTACTGAATCATTGACTGAATATGGAAAATCGACTAATTTGAATGCATTTGGTGGTAGATTTAAATATTCTGATGCTTTAAGAGCTATAGATGATACAAATAATGCAATTACATCAAATATTACCAAATTAACTCTTAGAAGAGATCTAAAACCCGTTTTTAATGCCTTTTCTCAGTATGAATTGTGCTTCGGTAATGCATTCCGTGTTGATAAAGGTGGAAAAAATATAAAAAGTACTGGATTTACAATTGAAGGTAATGTAAACACTGTTTATTTCACTGATTTGCCTCATTCGGACTTAAAAACAGGAGATATTGCTGTAATTCAGTTAACTCAACTTTCTGGAGAAGATCCAACTGTTGTTATTCCATCTGCAGGTACTGTGGATTACCTAAAAGGTGAAGTTGTCATTAATACGATCAATATTACTGGTGCTTCTCGTGGAAGTGGTTTAATTGAAATTCAAGCATATCCAGATTCTAATGATATCATTGGATTGAAGGATTTGTACTTACAATTAGACATGTCAAATACCAAGATAAATATGGTGAGAGACACAATATCTTCTGGACAACAAATATCTGGAATTGGATATAAAGTCACTTCAAGTTACTCCAATGGAACCATCACTAGGTCGTAAAAAAGGATGATAGAAACTTATAGCCCCTTATCCTCCAGAGTTAAGACATACCAAGTAGTTACTGATCAAGCTCCAGAGTTTGCGGTAACTGAAAACCCTCTTTTGGAGGATTTTCTAAAGCAATATTATATTTCTCAGGAGCATCAAGGTGGACCTATCGATATTGGTGAAAATATAGACAAATATATTAAAATTGACAATTTAACTAAGGATGTTATATCTGGTTCGGTATCGATTGCTTCTAGTATTAATGAGACTGATGATACTATCACAGTTTCTACTAATACTAAGGGATTTCCTCAAGAATGGGGTCTATTAAAGATTGATGATGAGATTATAACATATACTGGAATAACTGAAAATAGTTTTACTGGTTGTGTAAGAGGTTTTAGTGGTATTAGTTCATATCATGCAATCAATGATCCAAAAAATTTAAAATGGACACAAACAATTGCTGCATCTCATGATTCTGGATCTAGTATACAGAATTTAAGTGTTTTATTCCTTCAGGAGTTTTATGATAATATAAAACAGCAGTTTGCTCCAGGTTTAGAAGGTGTTGCTTTAAGTCCTACACTAGATGTTAATAATTTTCTTAAGGAAGCAAGAAGTTTATACGAATCTAAGGGTACTGACGAATCTTTCAAGATTTTATTCAAAGCATTGTTTGGTTTAGAACCAAAAATCAATGATCTTGAAAAATACCTCATAAAACCCTCTTATGCCAATTATTTGAGAAGGCAATCCTTTGCTGTAAGGGTAGTTAGTGGAGATCCTTTAAAATTAGTAGGTCAGACACTATATCAAGATAATGAAGAAGGTAATAGTTTAGTTAATGCTGCAAGTGGCCCTGTTTCTGAGGTTGTACAGATTAGAGATGATTATTATCGTATTTCAGTCTTTATTGGATATGATGATAGAGCATTAATTGATGGTACATTTGTTGTTCCAGGTAAAACTCAGGTAATTGGTGGAGTTGGACTTGGTGCAACTGTTCTTACTGTTGATTCTACTATTGGTTTTGGTCAAACTGGTACTTTTGAAGTTGGATTGTCCACAAACAGTTATTATCAGAAATTAGATTATACTGAAAAGACTGTAAACCAGTTTATTGGTGTATCTACTGTTGGTATTGATATACCATCAGCTACTGAGATCTATACACCTACTTTGGTATATGGATACGAGGATAATATTACCACAAAACCAGTTACAATGAGAATAACTGGTGTTTTAAGTGAATTTGATAGTATTCAGGATTTATATGGTTTAACACCAACTTCTCGTATTAAAGTTAAGAACCTTGGAAGATTTGTTAAGAATCCACCAAATAATAAAAAGTGGGATGAAATATTCTTTAATTCTTTTGTTTATAACACTAGTAGTAGATTCCAGATTGAAGATTTAACAGGATCTACCTTTACTTTATCTGGAATTATTGATAAATCCAGACTTAATGCTGGTGATAAGATTGAATTGCTTATAAGAAATACTGAAACAGTAGCAGCGTCACCTTTAACTGTTAGTTATGTTAATACATCAAATAATTCTATCAATATATCAGGTGTCTTCTCAACTACTCCTGGATATCAGTACGATATAAGAAGACTTCAAGAAAAAGCGACTAGTACTACAGTTCCTATTGTAGGTGGTCAAAATCAGATTTTATCTGATGTTACTAACACTTATGTGCTAGATGCTAAGTATTCTGAAAGTACTAAAAAGGAAGCATTTGTAGCTTCTAACTCTATTCCATCATATCCTATTGATACTGATAAAATTCGTGCAACTTTAACAAATCCATCCGTATCTGGTGGTAGTTATCAAGGGTATAATACTTTAACTGATAAATTTACTATTATATCATTTGGACAAGATGTTCCCTTTAGAACAGGTGAAGAAATTGCTTATGTGCCTGACGGTGGAACTGTTCCTATTGGTGGACTGACAAAAGATTCTTATTTTGTTGAAGTACTTACACAAAAGAATAAAATTAAGTTATATCCATCCAGATCCTTTATTCCTTCTGGTATATCTGTTGAATTTGTTCCTCCTAATGTTCCTACAGGAATTCACGATTTTGTTCGTATAGAACAAGCTAGAAGATCTATTTTCCCTGCAAGAGCTCTTAAAAGATTCATTCTTGATCAAGATTTAACTGTTGGTGTACAGCAAAAAACAACTTCCGAAGTAACCCTTGATGGTAACACTGGAATGTTGATTAATGGTGTTGAAATTACCAATTATAAGTCAGACAAATATATTTACTATGGTCCGTTAAAGAATTTAGATATTGTCAATCCTGGTACTAATTATGATGTTCTTAATCCACCTTCAATAACAATTGAGGATAGTTCTACTGGAATTAACACTGCTGTTGGTAGATTATCTATTGGTGGAACTATTACTGATGTTTTAATAGATCCTATTGATTATGAGATAAAGAATGTTGTATCTGTAGACATTCATGGAGGAAATGGATCTGGAGCAATTGCTCAACCAATAACAGAGTTAACATATAGGCAATTTACATTTAATGCGAAGTCATTCTACAACGGTGGTAACATTGATTGGATGAGTGACAGATTTATAATGGATAAAGAGCATTTTTATAAGACAGGTGATAGGGTACTTTATAGTTCAAATAATAATAATGTAATTGGTCTTCACACTGTAACTTCTGCTGGTATTGATACTTGTTTAGTCGAAGGTCAATCTTATTATGTTGGTATTACGAGTGCAACAATATTCAAACTTTATAGATCAAAATCTGATTCAGTTGCTGGTGTTAATACTGTCAGTTTTGGATCAACTTCTGCTGATTTAAATACTGGTATTCATCAATTTAATGATTATTATAACAAACGCCGTATTTCTAGAGTTAATATACTTGATGGTGGATCTGGATATACTAATAGAAGAATATCTGTTGCACCTACAGGAGTTAGTACCTTTAGAGATTTTGTAGAATTTGACAGTCATGGATTTAATGATGGAGAAGTAGTTCATTATGGAATCTCCAGTACTGGAGGTACAGTAATTACTGGATTAACTACAAATTCACAATATCAAGTATTAAAGATTGATGATGATCGTTTTAGATTATGTTACTCTGGTATTGCTACTACAAGAACTCCAGATAAGACAAATTATCTGAATAAAGAGTATATTAGATTTGATGGCTCTGGAACTGGGTATCAAGATTTCTTCTATCCTCCTGTAACGGTTGATATCAATATTATTACAGATGCTAATACTCCTCAGACCCTAGAATCGAACCCTATTGTTCGTGGTAAGGTTGTAGATACTATTCTTTATGATAGAGGTCAAGATTATGGTTCTAATATTATCAATTTTGAAAAAGCACCTTCAGTTGATGTAAATTATGGTGCATTTGGACAAATTGGATTAATTATTGTTAATGGAAGAATTGTAGATGCATTTGTACAAGCAAGAGGAACTAATTATGATGGTCCTCCAGAATTAACGGTAAGTGGTGTAGGTACTGCAAATGGAGCAAAACTTCGTGCAGTTATGAAGGGTAATGAGATTGATAGTGTTGTAGTTTTATCATCAGGTGTTGGATATGCTTCTTCTACAACATCAGTTGGTGTTAATGCACCTGGCAATTCTGCTACTTTCTCTACTAGAGTTAGACAATTAGTTGCTAACAAATATAGCACTAGTGGTACAATAAATGGTGATTATCTTGTCCCTGTTGAAGATGGATTAGCAATTGAAAGTGTTGCATATGGTGCAACTGTTAGAAATGCCTTTAATGATGATGGTACTGGTCATTCTCCTATTATTGGATGGGCATATGATGGAAATCCAATTTATGGTCCTTATGGATTAGATGATGCAGATAATATTCAGTCTTCTTCTAGAAGAATGGTATCTTCTTACAAGTTAGATGCTACTAGAGTTCCTAATAGACCATCTTTGACCGAATATGAAGCAGGATTCTTTATTGAAGATTATTATTATGATTCAAGTGGCGATTTAGATGAACATAATGGTAGATTCTGTAAAACACCTGATTTTGAAGAAGGTGTATATGCATATTTTGCTTCTGTTGATAATTTACTAGTACCGCAGTTCCCTTA